CGGGCCTCCTCGCACTCGAGCAGGCACTCCGCGTCAGCCGAGTCCACCACTCGCACGCCCACCGTCAGGCCCGCCAGGAGCAGGACGAGGGCGGCGACAGCGCCGACGATGCGGGGCCAGCCTGCGCGCATCAGCCGGCTCTGGTGATGAGGGCAGTCTTGACGCTGGCGACCGTCCAGGTGATGTCGCCCGACCCGGCGGCGTCCTTCTCAAAGGACAGGCACAGGGTGAGGTCCGTCCACGGGCCACCCGCCACGGTGAGGGTGTCGGACTGGTGGTGGATGTTCGATCCGTCATCTGCGGTGGCCACGATCTCAGCGGGCTGGGATGCCTCGAAGGGCAGCGAGATCATCACTGCGACCTCTCCAGCGAGGTTGGGCGCGGGGCCTGGGTCGGGGTTCGCGCCGATGCGCTTGGCGATGAGGCGATGACCACCGGCAGCCAGCACCCGCAGGCCAGCCAGGTATCCCTCCTGCGTGACCAGGCCGCCGGTGGCCTTGCAGATGCCCACCAGCATATAGGCGTTGGCGCCCCCGCCGGTGGCGGGCGGGGTGACCGTGACCTCAATCTCCAGGCTGCGATAGTCGCCCCAGGGGATCGCCGCCTGGATCACTTTGTTGTAGGTCAGCGAGTCAAGGCCAGAGTCGGACTCCCCGGTGATGGGGTTCACCACCACGCTCGAGCTCACGCCCAGCGAGGTCGTTCCGTCCTCCATGCTGTTGGCGTCGGTCTTGGTGAAGGTCGAGAGGTCGTGGGAGGTCCACTCGAGCCCGGAGGCGCCGGCTGAGGTCTTCTGCTTCATGGCTCAGCCTCGGTAGGGGGCTTCGTAGAACACGATCTGGTAGTCCGTCGATGCGGTGGCGCTCGCCGCGTACATGTCGCCGCCGTGGTAGGGGAAGGTGTACGGGGTGTCCTTCGCCACCGGGAAGGCGTGGTCGGTGCCCTTGATCATCGTCTGGGACGTGGTGCGGGTATAGTTGCCGTTCGCGTTGAACGCGACCATGCCGGCGTTGGTGTTGAAGACGATGGAGCCGCTCTGTGCTCCGGACGGACCCTCGATGATGTCCACCTCGGACACCGAGGCGCTGAGGGAGTAGAGCTTGACTTCGCTGAGGGCCATACCGCTGCGACTGTTTCCGGCCATGGTGGCCTCCTATTGGTGTACGTCCTGCCAGAAGGGCAGGATGGAAAGGGTGATATTGACCGAGGGATCGCCAGATCCAGGCGGGGTGATGTTGACCTCGGTCACCATGCCAGGGCGGTCGTCGTAGCCCCCCGCGGTCTCGCGCAGGCGGCCTCTCGTCCGGCTGGTGGTAAGTCTCACGATGTCGCCGGGGGTAACGCCCATATACTTGATGCCGATAGTCTTGAGGAACAGCCTCTCTGCCTTCCTCAGCGCCCAGATGCTAAGTCGGTCCTTCATCTCGGCCTGGATGGCAGCCTCGTTCGCCCAGACCTCGTCCGCCACGCTGTAGTCCATGAGGGTGCGGGCGGGCAGCGTTGCCACCTTGGTTACCCCACCGACGCCGTCCACCTTCGGGGTGCTGGTCGAGGTCGCCGTGGTGATCGTGACTTTCCCATATTCAAAGGGGATGGTGCTGTCCCACATCTCCTGAGAGACGCCGTCCACCTCCTCGAGGTCGTCGTCCGTAATGTGGAGGCCGCTCTCGTAGATGCGGGTGGTCTCGGTGCGCTTGCGCTCCGGGTCCTGGGCAGCCCTCACCGAGATCTGACCCTGGCGCGACATGAGGAAGATCCCTGCCTTCTGGAGCATACCGGAGAGCCAGGTGTAGCCGTCGTCCTGGGCGGCCTCCACGATGACCTCCCAGTTGTAGGCGCCTGAGTCCACCGCTACCGGCGTCTCGAAGTTCAGCACGTCCCGATGGTCGATCAGGCTGTCGGGCAGACCGTAGCCCCAGGAGGCGGGGTATACGTCATAGGTACCATTGGTCCCGTCCTTGGAGGTGAGGACGCGGCGGGTGATGTCCAGCGGGTGGCCCTTGAGGTAGGGGATCGACTTGACCGTGTTGCCGGCTGCGGCGTTGGCATCCGCACCACCGCCCCACTGGTTCGCGTGGCTGACGCCGGTCAGCTGGTTCCCAGTCGCGCCCGTGTAGAACAGGAAGAACTCGCTGCCGCTGGTCGGGGTGACCTTGACCACGCCGGTGGCGCCCGTCTCGCGCTCGAGCACCGTGGCGTCGGTCACGTCCAGAGTCGGATCACCCGCCGTATAGGGCAGCCCAGCCGCCACGTCGGTGTCGGCGGCGGCGGCGCTGAACAACTGCAAGTCGGCGACGGTGTAGTCAGGCCGAGAGCTCAGCAGGCGGGTGATGTCCCAGCACTCGACGTGCCACACCGGGCCGGGCCCCTGGATGTTCTGGAGCACCCCGAGCGCGATGGTCTCGAAGGTCCACAGGGCATACCCGAAGAACCCGAGCTTGAGCTGTAGCACCGTCCCCTGGGCCCAGGAGTCGATCACCTCGGAGATGTCCCCCACCAGGTCGAACTCGAAACCGCCGAGTTGGCTCTCCCAGGTGACGGGGCTAACTGCCGTCCCCGTCAGCCGGATGGACCCCTGGGCGATCATCGCAGGCAGGCCCTCGAAGGCGTGAGAGGCAACCGTGTAGTCCCCGTCAGGGCCGTCAGTGATGCGGAGGGGCTCCACGACGTAGACGGGCACGGAGGGCAGATCGTCCTCCAGCGTCCAGCGCTGCATCGGCCCGAACCAAGTCACCAGCCGCCCTTGAGTCCGGAGCCGGTGTCAGCGGTGGCATCCTCGACCGCCCGAGGAACTGCCCGGAAGCCACCGAGCCCCGCCTGATACACCGTCTCGCTGGCGTTCACGATGGGCCGATCCACCGTGACCACCGCCGCCATCATGCCGAGGTCCATCTCCAGGGTCAGGTCCAGCGTCCAGACCCGGCGATGATCCGACGTGAGGATGCTGCTGTTGAGTTGGTCCGGCGGTAAGTACATGATCGGAAAGTAGAGCTGATGTCGCAGCCAGAGAGCGGCCAGGGTCGGCCACGGGTAGGTCACCGGGGCCACCGTGACGATCTGCTGGATGGAGTTCAGCGAGGCAGCGGTGAGAATCACCTCATGCTGGCCGCCTGGCTCCAGTCCTTCGAGCACCATGGTCTCATTGTTGGCGACCGTCCCAGATCCCGCCGTGTGAAAGACGTTGCCGCCCGTATAGATGGTGGTGTCCCCTCGAGCCGGCGGGGCCTTCAAATAGGCGCACCATGCCTTTGCATCGTCAGCGGTGAAGCCGACCACGCCACCGGCCTGGAGGTGGCTCTCCATGGTGCGGAGCTCTCGGATCACCGAGGCAGTCCGCAGACCCTCGAAGACCACGCGCACCCTGAGCCCTCTGCGGATGAGGTAGCTGATGCGGCGCCCGGACATCGCTCGCGCGTCCTCCCTCAACGTGAGGGGCTGCTCAGACAGCGCTGAGGGCAGACGGGACAGCGCTGTCTTCTCCAGCGTGCCATCTGGGTCCGGGTACCAGTAGAATGCTGAGGTGCCCATCAGCGAGCACCCAGCGAGAGACCCTGGCCAGCCGCGCCCAGGCGGTTGCGGATCTCGCGGGTCAGGCTGCGGACGTTCTCAGCCACCACGCCCTGGATGTTGACGGTGATGCCACCGCCGCCCACCAGGGCTCGGCCACGCTGCACCGGGCCTGAGCCAAGCACGGCCGCCCTCGCCCTCGCCACTGTCGGCGAGGCGGGGTCTCGGGCCGGCCTCGTGCCCAGCCGCGCCAGGGTCCTATAGACCCTCATCATCGCTCGATAGATGATGTGGTCCAGGTTGCGGAAAGCCTGACCCCACCCTCGCATCACGATGAGACCGAACTCCCGCAGGGCCGGGATGAGCGCCTTGATGAACTCAGCAGCGAACTCGGGCAGCACCTCGCCAAGGATCTCGGGGAGGGCGTCGATGCCCGCGATGAAGTCCTCGCGGAACTGGTCGAGCTTCTCCTCTACGCCACCGGCGCCCAACTGGCCGATCCGGGTGATCGTGGAGATCGCCTGACCCACCGCGTCGAAGATCTCCCCGAAGACGTTGCCCAACACCTGGAAGACAGCGCCCAGGATCCAATTGACGGAGGCCAGGGCGGTCGCCACGGTGGTGAACCCCGACTTGACGACCTGAGACACCGCGCCAGCTGCGGAGCCAACGGCGGCGCCCACGTCACCAGTGAGGAGGGACGCGGCGATGGCTGAGCCGACAGCGAAGGTCTCGGTGGCGAAGGCGGCGAGGCGGTCGGTGGCGGACATGGTCGCGTCAGCGAGGCTCCGGATGTTCGTGGCTGCCTGGACGGTTGCCGCATCCTTCTTCTTCTCGGCCTCGGTCTCCGACTCCTCGCCCGCGCCCCCAGCGCCGCCGAAGTCGATCCCGAGGTCAACGGCCAGGTTCGCTGCGTCGATGGCAGCGATTGCCTCCTCGATGGGGTCCCGGTAGGCAGCCATCATCGCCTTGTCGGCGGACCTCAGCCCCTTGACCACCGCGCCGGACACGTTGCTCGCCATCTCGGCCAGCTCCTCCGGACTCGCAAAGAGCAGATCGGTGAGGCTGATCTCCTTCGCCACGCGCGTCCAGAGGAAGACCAGGAGGTTGATCATGAGCCCCCAGGACGTGATGGTGTTGCTGATGAACGCCGACACCGCCGCCCCTGCCGCAGCGATGGCGGGCACCATGAAGTCGATCAGGCTCGCGATGCCACCCTCGCCGCCGAACGCCTGCATCACTTTGTCGAGCGCACCCTCGGCCACCGTCTTGAGCAGGGCGAGGGAGCGCTGGAGGTCCGCCGCGCCCTCGGACGCACCCTCGAGGTCCGGCCCCAGCTGGGCGGCGATGCGGCTGAAGTCCTCCAGGGAGGCGTCACCGGCGAGCGCCTGGAGCAGCATGGTCCCAGAGCGACCGAGCGCCTGAGTAGCGAGTGCGCTCCGGGTGGTGGCGTCCGGAATCTTGTCGAGCTCCGTCAGGAACTCCACCAGCACATCCTCGGACGAGCGGAGGTTGCCGTCGATGTCGGCCACGCTGATGCCCAACTGCTCGAATGCCTTAGCGGTCTCCCCTGTGCCTTCCTTCGCCATCGCCATGCGGCCCGCGAACATCGACAGCCCGGACGAGAGCTCCTGGAGCGACAGCCCAGAACCCTCAGCCGCCAGCTTGAGTCCGGCCAGGGTGCGCGAGCTGATGCCAGTCCTCACGCTCAGATCGTTAAGCTCGTTCTTGAGGTCGGCCATGTACTTGACAGCGGCGAAGATGGCGGCGCCCGCAGCGATAGCGGCAGTGGCGAGCGCGGCCATGCTGGTGGACACCCCGCCGAGGCCGACCTCGGCGCCCTCAGCGCTGTCAGCCACGTCGTCAAGGGCGCCAGACGCCTCGTCGCGGAGCTTGAGGACATGTTCGACGACAGCCATGACTACACCGCGTTGAGCAGAATGACGGGGACCGCCAGCCCCTTGTTGAACTCGATGTCATGCAGTTGCGCCTTGGTCATCCCGATCTGGGTGTAGAGGTGGCAGACCTCCAGCGACAGGTCACCGACTGACCAGTCAAGCACCTCGTGGAGCGGCGAACGGCTCAGTAGGGCGACCAAGGACAAGAGTTCACGCTCCTCCTGCGGCAACCGGGCGAAATCGGGCGGCCTTGCCGGCCTTGCCCTCCCCTGCGCCAGAGTGCGCGCGGATGCTCTGCTCGAGGTGGGCCCGGTGCTCGGGGGTGAAGATGTCGAGGTGGAGCCGTGGGGGCGAGGCGTTGGTGTCTTCGTCGCAGGCCTCCAGGACGATCTGAACCGCCTCCCACTTCTGGCCGTCCTCCGCGAGCTCGACGACGCCAGCGCAGATGAGGCGCGAGCCGTCCTTGGCGGTCTCGTTCACCACCTGGGCCAGCTTCTCCGGGTCCATCGCCTGGAGCTGAGCCATCATGAGCTGCTGGGCGGCGTCCTCGGGCAGCCCCGCTGCGCCCTCCAGGACCTCCTTCGGCAATTGCAGGAACAGGTGAGCCATGCCAGCGCTCAGGACGCTGTCAGTGGTGACGCGACGATAGCGGACCCCGATGGGGGATCCGTCGCTGAGGGTGACGGTGGTCTCGCCGAAGGCGTCAGCCCTCAGCCTCCCAATTGCGCTCATGTGTTCTCCCTTGGACTTGGCTCAGTTGGCTGTGCCGCTGGCGCTGGTGTTGATGATGACGAGCTTGACGCCGTTGTCGGTGCCGTCGCCGAAGCATCGCCACTCGAAGGTCTGGACAATGGCCCCATGCGCGGAGATGGGGTGGCTCGCAGCGGTCCAGATCATATTCTGAAGCGTGATGGCGAAGCTCAGCGAGCCGGTCGCAGCGGTCAGGGTCGCATCGCCCTGGGTGTCCGCCGTGAACTCGCTGTACTGGGTGTGGTCCGCGAACTTCAGCGACAGCCGCCCGGTCACCTCCACTGCGCCCCTGTCAGGCTCGCCCGTCAGCTTGGAGCCGATCACCGGGTAGCGGGTGGTGCCGTTGTTGATCTCCATCTCGAAGGAGGCCAGGCTGATATTGTTGCTGTTGAAGCCGAACTGCCCGAAGTGATGATACGGGATGTAGGTCTGGCCGGCCCCGTAGGAGGCGGTCCCCGCTGTCGCTGGCGCTGCGTGCGTCTCGCCGATGAGGTCGCACTCCAGCGTTGACAGCCCGCCAGCGTCCACACTGAACCTCGCGCGCTGGGTCCGCATCCCCTCGAAGGTCAGGGAGTTGGCGGCGTTGCCCTGGATGCCCTCCAGCGTCATCCCTGTCGGCTGCGCGGCGGCGAGGGTATAGGTGTGGGTGTAGTCGCTCCCAGACGGGCCCGTTGTCGCCAGGGCTCCGAAGATGGACTCCCACAGCATCCCGAAGTTCTCGTAGGTGGGAAAGGTCGTAAAGCGCACCGCGACGTTGTCCGAGGCGTCGAAGAAGTCCCGATGCGTGGGCCCCCCGAGGTCCAGGACGGGGACCGGCTGCTTGTCGATGAGGCGCTGAAGGTCCAGCGAGCTTGCCTTCAGCCAGTTGGTGCGAGACACCGGGGTTCCCCAGGTGGTCTCCTTGGCGAGGCCGATTGAGCTTCCGCGTCCGACTGACATTTAGGACTCCTCTGCCGCGTCGTTGACCTTGATCTGGAATCTCCGATCAATGACCCGGCGCTGATCCGTGGTGATGGTGACAATACATACATAGTTGTTGGTAGCGGTCCCGCCCTTGATCGCAACCCGGATGAACTGGCGGAAGCCCCGGATGGCGCACTCCACCATCCTGGTGTCCGTCTCGTCGAAGAGGGACGCTTCTTCCGAGTCTCCCCGCTCAACCGTGACGTTGATGGACTCGACCTCTTCCCAGGAATCGCGGTTGTTGAAGTTGCCGCAGCGGCGCACCATGTCCGGCAACTCGAGCCATACGAAGATCGTCTCTAGGGTGGTCTTGCTCACCGTATCCACCACCGTGGTGGCGCCGCTTTTCTGGGGGCGAGCGCGGAAGGTGGGGAAGCCTGGCCGCTCGGGCGTCACATCTCCAGCGAGGGCGGCTGAGGGCGTGAAGGGCGTTTTGCTGTCCGTCGCGCTGGGATAGTCCCAGTAGATCCAGAGGACGTGCATCTCATTACTCTGGCTCATAGTCCAGTTGTCTACCTCGACCGTTCCTGTCTTGGTCGCGCTGTTGAAGCCGGCCAGGTCGTAGGTCAGCGCAGTGCGCCCGTCAGCATCGCAGACCCGCACGTCATCGCCTGAGCTCTGCACGTTATCCCAGAACTCGTCCCAGTCCGAGGGCAGGACGATGGTCACGTCCTTACTCCCCGCGGCCACCGCGGAGCCGTTCACCGTGATGGGCGCGCGGCGCGTCCAGTTGGAGTTGAACCAACTCATCAGTTACCGACCATGCTGTGCCAGGTGGCCTCGAGGACGATGGCTACCGCCCCGTGCGGTGAGGCGTCGTAGCCGCCCTGGCCCGCTACGGACCTCATGGTGATGGCCTCGACCACATCGGAGCTGCCAGCCGCGAGACCCTGGTCGTTCATCAGCGCGGCGATCATGTCGGCCTCGAGGTCGGCGGCAGCGTCCTCTCGCTCGGAGCCGGTGTCAGCGCCCTGGGTGGGGATGCGCCCGTGGATCTCCACCAGGATCCTATTCTGGGCGCCGCCGATGAGCGCGCCGGCCTGGGATGTCTCTCGGATGTCGCGCATGACCCTCACCGCGATCTTGTCCTTCGGTGCCTTCTGGATGTCACCGCCTCGCCTGACCAGGCCGGTGGTGCTCAGGGTGTGGACGAAGGTGTAGGACTCACCCTGGACGGTGACCGAGTTGGAGGCGATGACCGTCTGGAGGATGGTCACGACGTTGTCCAGGATGGAAGTGACGCGCGCAGCCACATCAATCGAGCCTCAGCGCATCGGTCAGGGCGGTCTCCAGGCGACCAGGCAGGCGGCGCCCAGCAGCGTCGAGCCCGTCGCGCAGGTAGAACTTCGGGCGGATTACGCCACCGTTCCAGGTGACGCCTCCGAGCTCCTGGATGCGGGCATACCGCACGGAGCGGTTCCCAGCCCTCAGCCGCAGCTCGAGCCCACCGGGGGACTGGGTGACCTTCGAGCGGATGGATCCCCGCAGGCGGCCCGTGATGACGTTCATCCGACTCGTAGCGTTGAGCTTGCCCTCTGCTTCGGCATCCAGCGCGGTCTCGGCCAGGACGCGCCTGAGCACCGTGGTGGCCCCTCCAGCGCCCAACTTGGCCAGGCGCTCGCGAAACTCCCTGATGCTCATGGTGGCCATCAGGCGAACCCGCTTCGGACGATGAAGGGTGTCAGCATGATCTTGACGTGGACGGGGATCGCCTCCGGGCGGTAGCTCTGGGTCTGACCACCCGTCGCCTGGGCAGCTATGCCCTGCCGCTCAGGCAGGTCCCACAGGTGCTTGACGAGGGCGCCCACCGCCTCTTTGAGGGCTTCGGGGATGGTGGCAAAACCCATGGACGCCACCAGCTTGATCACGTCGGCGTCGGTGGAGCTCCACGCGCCTTGGGTGCTCGCCAGCTTGAGCAGGATGCGCCCCTCGTCCTTCCTCAACGTGTAGTCCGTCGAGGCCACCAGGAAGGTCGAGCCGTCGAAGTCCTCATTGGGATCGTCCTCAACGGTGGTCACGCTCACAAGCGGCTTGACGCCGGCGTAGAGGTCGCGCCCACCGGGACCCGATAGATACAGGGTATAGGTTTGCTGCGTGAACGTGCGCTGCCGGTGGGCCGAATAGACCGGGTAGCCACACCAGCCGGCGCAGATCGCATCTGCGCGCGTCACCAGCGTGTCGATGAAGGTATCGTCGTCGGTCGCCCCGGCGGGCACCTGGAGAAACTTCTTGGCCTCCGCTGTGGTGAGGACCGCCATCAGTCGTCGGCCTTGTCGGCCTTGTCCTTCTTCGGGGCCTTGGCCTTGACCTGGGCGACCCAGGACGGGAGATCATCGCTGGCTCCAGGGTAGCCCTTGGGGACCTTGCGGATCTCGTCGGTGACGTAGTGGATGCCGGTGGGCCACTCGCCAGCACGGGATGCTTGGAGGCGAGCAAAGCCGTCTTTGCCGAACTTCAGCTTGGCCATCAGAGCACCCCGCGGATCTGGCCGAGTGCAGCCGGCCCGATGCCCTTGACCCCGAGCAACTCTTCATCGGTGGCGCTGGCGTCGAGCCCAGCCGCCTCCAGGAGCCCCCGCAGCTTCGCGGGGAGTGCCTCGAGCCCTGCCCGTGGGGAGGCCAAGGGAGAAGGAACCCCCTCGGACAGGCGCTCGAAGCAACCGGGGAAGTCCCCGCAGATGCGCTCCGCTTCGGCAGCGTCCACGTCCAGCACGCCCCCGACCGACACCGGGGGATGACCCGGCAGGCGGTAGGGGTCCATGTGGGGCGCGGTCGCCTTCACGTAGCGGAGCGCCACTATCAGGAGCCCTTGCTCAGCTTGCGGAACCCGAACGTCCAGCTACCGTCATGGGCTGCGCCTGAGCCGCCAGTGTTGACCGCTGCGATCTCGAGGTCGTCCGCGGCTCCGGTGAAGTCCAGCACACCAGCGGTCAGGGTGACCGACCGCATGGTGCCCACCGTGGAGGCGGTGGCGCTGGTCGCCAGGCTTCCGCAGGTGTCCGAGCCGTTCTTCAGCGAGACGGTGATGTAGTCGGCAGCGTCTGCGGCCACCGTCGTAGCGGGGGCGAAAAGGGCCTTTTCCAGCCTCCACTCCCCCGCCCAGGGCACGACGAGGTAGCGGGTCTCGTTGGTCGCCGCGGCGGTGGTGATGTCGAGCGTAAGGGTGACGTAGTTCATGAGGTCCCTCTCAAGCGGTGAGGCTGACGCCAAAGGCGACGTTCTTCTTGGTGGATGAGTCGAAGGTGTGGAGAACACCCCGCTGGGTCGCCACGAGCTCCCAGGTGCCGCGCGTGATGTCCTTGGCGATCTCGACGCTGCGGGACTTGCGGACTCCCAGGATGAACCGGGCGAGGTTGACGACCAGCACGCCCGTGTCGGTGGTCGTGGTGTTGTCGAAGATGCCCGAGGTGTTGAGGTCAGCCGTCAGGAACTCCGACACGATGATCGGGGTTCCGTCCGCGCGAGCGAGCTCGCCGCTGATGACCGTGGCGTTGGCGCCGTACTTGTCCACCGTCTCGACCTCGTCAAAGGCGAGGGTCTGGAGGTAGGCACTGACCGACATGATCGAGACCCGCTCCCCGGCGATACCGTGGGGGCTGTCCATGGACTTCCGCAGGGATCGCCAAGTCGCCATCGTGTAGGTGCTGATGTCGGTGGTGTTGGAAACGTCCGCCGCGCGAGCGCGGAAGCCGATCCAGGCCCGCCGGTGGTCATCACTGCCGCCGAGGTTGCTGGCGTTCCAGATGGTGCCGGGGTTCCAGCTGGCGAGGGTGTCCTGGTGGGTGGATGCGGTGTCGCCATTGATCAGGGCATCCTCCTCACCGTTGACGAGGTCCTGGATGAGGCGAGCGCGGAAGACCGGAAGCGCTGGGACCGTGCTGTCCTCGACCGCGTCCTCGTCGAGCTGGTAGCGCACCGCGAGGCTCACAGCCGTCATGGTCCGCTGAGCCGTCGAGGGCTGCGTGATGGTGTACTGCCCTGGGTCGTTGCCGGTGGGCGCGGACTTCAGATAGGGCGTCCCGCCGAAGCCCATGAAGGGGATCAGCAGGTTCTTCTCGGGCATCTGCATCTGCGGAATGAGCCCCGCCACGCGGCGGGCGGCCTCGAGCTCCTGCTTGAGGTCCGGCACGATGACATCGGGGATCCACTCGGCGCCGATGCCGCTGGAGTCGCTGAAGATCTTGGCGATGCCAGCGGGACCCTTGGCCAGGTGCTCGGCGATCTCGCGGTCGAGGCCGGGAGTCACGTCCTGGCCGCGCGACATCGGGTCGCGGCAGATCTGGCGAACCAGGGTGCGGTCCCCGACCAGGCGCTTGAGCTCCCGGTGCCAGTCGTCGTTCGTGTCTGCATCGAGCAGGCCGCGAGCGACGGTGCGCCCCTTGCCGTTGGTCTGGTCTTCCAGGCGCAGGCGCTTGGTCGGCGCGGTGTTGTCGTCGCCCTCGATGAAGCCCTTGTAGAAGGCGTCCGGGGCGTTGTTGGCATTGGCGTCGGATGCTGCGCGGGCCTCTGCCAACGACTGCTTGACCGAGAGCAGATCGGCAGTCATGCGCTCGATCTTCTCCTTGGTCTCGCCGTGGTCTGCTTCGCGGGCCTTCAGTGCCTTCATCTCGCGCTGCATGGCGTTCAGCGTGGACTTGGCCTCGTCCGGGTTCATCTTGGTAAAGTCCTGATCTTCGAACATGTGTTCCTCAGGTGGTGGGTGGTGGTGCCCGGATGGGCGTCAGTCGGCTGAGCCGAAGAAGGTGGAAGCGAAGAAGTCCTCGGGGGCGTCAGGGCAGACCGCGGCGATGGCTTTCTGTGCCTCGAGCGCTGCGCTGACCTCCTCTCGGATGATGCGGCGGGTGTCGGCCTCGCTCATGGCTTTGGCGGCCAGGGCCCCGGCGTTCATGGGGACGGTCACGATCGAGAACTCGAGCAACTCATTCGGGCTGTCCGTCGAGCCCAGGACGAGACCGCGCTCCCCGGTGAAGGGGTGGTCGGCGGGCATCTCGGAGCGGCGAGAGACCTGGCCGGGCAGGAAGCCCACGGAGCCAGCGCTCACCACACCGTCTCGGATCTGGCGGGCGAGGCGGGCGGCTGCTGGGTTGTCCTCGTGGGCGTCGATGCGGAGGCGGATGACGAGCTCGCGCTCCACCACCTCAGCCGACAGGCCAACGCCAACCACAGGTCCGCTCATGTCGTGGTTGAGCAGGATCACCGGGTTGCTCTCCCAGTTCGCCAGGGCCCACTGCTGGACGACGATGTCGCCAGCGCGGTCAGGGTCCTGGGTGGAGGCGGTGAAGGTGAAGACGTTGTCGTCGCCGCCATCGTCGTGGGCGCGGGTCACTGCGCCGTCTAGGTAGCGCTTCGCAGTCATCCGCCGATCCTCACTGGTATGGTTGTACAGCGGCAGTTCGCGTCCTGGGCTGGGTCGCCGAAGCCGCCGGGGTGAAGGGCAGTCTGCCCCGTCAACGGGTCGCGGAACTCCTGGCCGGGGAGCACTTCCTGGGCGTCGAGGGCTATGTGGCTGTCGCGGACCTTGTCGTCCCGAGCGCTCAACCACTGGAGATGGAACTGGATCCCCATCTCCGCTGCCTCAGCGTGCGCCATGGCCGACCCGGCTTCCACTGCCGAGGTGGTCTCTGTGCGAGCGATGAGCATGGCGCGGTTGGGGCTGAAGGCCGCGCTCGCCTCAATGGCTTTGGCCATGTCCTTGACGCTGAGGCCCTCAGCGATGCCCTGTTCGATGATGGCCCGCACCCTCAGTGCCGTGGTGCGGTTCACGTTGTCGCTCATGTCCGAGAGCAGGCGAGCGATGGGGGCGCGGTCGGGGTCGAAGGTGAGGTCCCCGAGCTCAGCACCAGCACGGACGAAGCCCAGGCGCATGACCTCCAGGAAGATGGAGCGCGTAGCGGCAGCCAGGGCTTCCGCCTCGGCTGCCTCGTCGAAGACGACGCCCAGCACCAGATCCTCGGTGGAGCGCGTCACAGCACCCACGGCGGCCCGCTGCTCCTCGATGGCTTCGGGTAGCTTCGCGGCGATGCGGCGCCCCTGACGGGCCAGGAAGCGGCGCAGGACCACGCTGAGGCGCCGTTCCTGGGGGCGATGGACTCGCGCGATGAAGTCGGCCCACATCTGGCCGCGCTCATCCATCTGCTTCGCCTCGACCGGGTACAGCCACCCCAGACCCTTGTCGGTGGGCTCGGCGGCCTCGTCCTCGTTGGCCTTTGGCGGCTTCGCTGGGGTGGCGATGGGCTCGGGCGACCGGAACTCAGCGCCGTCCAGGCCCTCATAGGCGTAGGCGGTAGTGGCGTCCATGCCGTTGAGGATGTGGCTGGTGGCGCGGGCGACTTGCTCGGTGCGGGCGACCTGGAGGGCTTCCACGCCAGAGAAGTCGTGCGCGATCACGACGTTAGCCGAGGAGCCCCAGAGGCGGGCGATCTTGGTATAAGCGGCGTTGAGCATGACCGAGTCAGCCTGCAACGACTCCCAGTAGACCTTCATCTGCTGGCGCGAGGTGGCGTAGTTGGCGCCGGGCAGGCCGACGCGGACAGGGGGCACCCGGAACGCGGCGAGGATGGCTTCGCGGTTGCGCTCATGGAGTGCTTGGCCTTCGAGGTCCCGCGGGGTGAGGCTCAGGGGCTCTACCTTGAGGTTGCGCCCGTTGATGAGCGCGCCGCCCTTGGCTGAGATGCGCTCCCAGTCGCGTCGGATGTCCTTGGCCACGTCCGGGCCGAAGATGGTCTCCGAGTCGCTGGGGCTGATGAGCACGTCCACCCTGCCGCGCGAGGCAGCCTTGGCGTTGAACTTCTCGAGCGAGTCCTCGGCCTTCAGCGACTCCACCAGGGGGCGGATGGGGCTCAGGCCGTAGGAGCCTGGCGGGCCGTCCTCCCAGGACAGCGAGCGGATGTGGGCAACCATCTTTGCGTCATAGCGCTTTACGCTGCCGCGCTCGTCGTAGTCGTAGGCTACGGGCCAGCCATAGGCGCCGGGGACAGGGCGGACCCTGTAGGGGAGCAGGCGGACGATGGACGCCGGCTCGGTGACAGCGAGCAGCGGCATCAGATAGCCGTCCCCGCTGGCGAGGTGGTCAGCATAGACCTGGGCGCGGACCATGGTCCCGCTCTCCCCGCTGTTGGGCTGCTCCATGAGGGCGAGGAAGGGGTGCCCAGGGTCTTCCTTCAGCGAGCCGTCAGCCTGGCGACGATACGCCTTTAGCGGCAAGCCAGCGAGGTCGTCAGACCGGACACGGGTGCAGGCGTAGACCCAGGCGAACCGGGCAACGGCTGACATCCCCGTGGAGACCTGGAGCTCTTTGTGGGCCGCCTGGTCCGTCCCGAAGTCGCTCCCCGCCCGGAAAGTCTCCTCGTCTGGTTCCAGCACGGCCCCACCGAAGAACCTGTAGATCGCGGTCAGGGTGTGCTGATACCAGGTGGCCACGCGCGGAGCGTCACTCGCCGATGTTGACAGAGCAACACCAAAGTTGGTTAGATGACCACGCGAAACCAAGGAAGAGCAGATGGCCAGGCCGAAGAAGCCGCCCGAGGAGAGGAGGTCGGCGAAGGTGGTGGTGAACCTCACGCCGGGGGAGCTCGAGCTCCTGGACGGGCTCAGGGCGCACCAGTCGCGCTCGGGCTGGTTCACCGACCGCCTCAAGGCGAACGGTGCGCTACACCCCTCGACCGTGGACTACCTGCGCGAGACAGCGGGCGGGCGCAGCCTCAAGGGCTCCGGGCGTCGTCGGTGGATCGAGGCCGGCTGCCCCAACCTCCCAGAGGTGGAGTGATGGAGCTCAGCCCAGCGAGTGCTCCCGAGACACCCCGATCGACAGGTAGCGGTAGCAGTCCATCGCGTGATCGTTCTTCTTCAGCGGGCGAGGTGGTGCGTCTGCCTTCGTCCTCACCGGGTCCCACTGGTAGCCCTCGATCTCTCGGATGAAGTTCCCGCACCGAGGATCGACCACCAGCCGGGCAGGCGGGCCGATGAAGCCCATAGACGCCTGTAGCGTCACCTCGTAGCCCTTGATCGCCTTCGCGGTGGTGATACCGTGCTGGAGCGCCATCTGCTTGCGGCTCTGCTTGTCCTCGGGGTCCGCCCAGATCATGCGAGCTCGCCCCGCCTCCTCGAGTTGCTGGGTGTCCGCCTCGCCGAGGATGTCGCGCCCGATGCTCTGCCAGGTGAGGCGCCCGACCTCGACGTGGTCCCTGATGAGCGTCTCGGCTTGGTGGTGCTCGCGCAGGATGTAGAGCGTCTCGGTGCTGGGGGAGTAGGCGGCGAACAGCCAGCAGAAGGGGTTGCGCGTGCCGAAGTCGATCGAGTCGTAGCGCACCCAGGAGCGCTCGCAGCTGATGAGGGCGGGCGAGACCATGGCGCGGTCCCACCGACTGAACACCAAGCCCTCTGGGTTGCCGAAGGCTCCCCGGTCTCGAGCGAGCCGTTGGGCCTCGCTCACGCTCTTGTCGGCGAGGTGTCGAAGGCGCTTGGCCTGGTCGATGTGGGGGTTGTCCTCGCCCCAGATCCAGTGCGCCGCAGTGCCCTCCTGCGGGCTCTCGCTGGCGAAGGTGTCGTACACCCAGGTCTTCCCCTTGATGGGCGTCAGGGTCAGCAGGAGCCAGCCCGAGCGGTCATCCCACCTCACGCGCCCCGTCCGGCGCTCGCACTCCCGATAGACGCGCTGATCGTGCTCCTCGTCCAACCAGACCAGGCCGGCGCTGATGCCCTGATACTTCTCCCACCCCTGGTCATCGGACTTGAAGGTGATGGTGTGCCCATTGTCCGCGGTCAGGACGCTGGTCCCCACCCCCTCTCGGTTGCGCCAGGTGTAGCGACCGGGCGGGAGGAACTCGGCGATCTTGGGGCGGGTGATGCCCAGGCTGAGCTCCGAGGTGAGGCTCGAGGCGACCACCGGGGCGCCGCCCGGCGGGATGAGCTCCGGGCAGATGTCATTGGCCTCGATCCAGCGGGCGACCATGGGGTCCTCCCGCCCGAAGAGGACCGCGACCGCGACCTGAGCACCAAGGACCGACTTACCGGCTCCGTTCCCTCCGAGCACCGCGAGTGCGTCGTCCACTGGCTGGGTCAGGGCGAGCCGCTGAGAGCTGCGGTGCGAGTGCCGCAGCACCGCAGCCTCGGGCAGCACTGAGCAGTTGTCATTATGCCAGAGGCGGGCGTAGGCGAGAGGGCGGGCCTGGCGGTCCCTGACCCTGGCCTCCAGCCGCTTGCGGAGGGGCGCAGGCATCGCCTTGACTGCCCGTAGTGCCTGCTCTGGGGTCACCAGCCCCGGCGCCGAGCCTCAGCGACCACGACCACGAGGCGGGCCTTTGCTCGGGGCGCTTTGATCTTGCTGGTGGAGGCGGCCTCACGGGCGAGCTTCTCGAGCAGGCGGGCGAGCTCGTTGTCGTCCAGCTGCGTCATGCGCTCGGGCGTGATGCGGCTCATCTCGTCGC